TGGGCAAAAGAAAACCCTATGTTCGCAGTAGCAGCAGCTCTACTAGCCGCTACGCTTGTTTACTCTCTGTTCTTTGGGTAGGCGGATGTACCAGCCTAAAGAAAGCAGTATTGATCGGGGGAGGCTCGTTAGGAGCGGGTGCGATTGCCTCGATTGCGACATCGGGGACTGCTCCTGTGTTACTGGCGGCAGCGGGCGGTGCCTCTGTGACCAGTGTGGTTGCGGACGTAATGGAGACGATGAAAGGAGACAACATGCCTACAGCAGCTAATTGTGCAGAAACTAATTTTTGGGATGTAGTTGGACAACTCATAGAGATGGGCGGATGGTTACTAATCTTAGTTGTATTGATTCCTATGGTGCTGGGGTGGATTCTCCCAGGACCGCTGGAACGCAAGAAGAAAAAGTAAACTTCACCATTTATAAAGTCTGCCGCGTACAGTGGCGGGATGTCATCGCCTCCAATGAATGGGAGAAGCATGTAGACATAAAATGCCCGACGCTAGAAAGCATAGGGTGGCACGTCTACGAAGATGATGAAACCATCAAGATTGCCAACACCTTAGACTACGAAGATTGGGAAGGCAAGTCTGAGGACAAGCCAGTACCCTATGGGATAACAGCGTTCCCAAAGGGATGCGTCATAGACGTAACCTACCTCTAGCCTAAGAAAACAAAAAGAGCAAGAACAAGTAGCACCAAGCTAAGAGCGTCCACGCTGTTTCCTCCCGTTTGTTTTGAGTTCTCTTTTCTTCACGTCCTCAACTATAGTTTTGTCTCGATGCTCTGGAGACTCGAAGGGTCCAGGGTTGACCGACAAATAGGTATGATCCGAATTAGCTAACAGGTATCCAAACTTAGCCCCTTCACGCTTGCCCATCTTCTCCGCTCTCCAATAATCTCCATACCCCACCTTACCAAACCCGCAGTTATCCCATTTTACTTGCATTAAGTTTCTCCATTCGTTTGTGATAAGCATATTCGTCAAGTGACATCTTGTACCAAGATTTAAACTTCTGCCCCCATGTTCCTCCAGTTGGGCATGGGCGATCTCTATTCCTCCAGCAGTACCGTGCGTTGCATAGCATCTTCTGCCTCTCCCACTCATCCTGCTGCTCCTTACTTGGGTTTAACATCTTCTGGAATTATCATAACATAAACCCTCTCCCCAATTCTAACGATGTACTCAGTACCATTGAGAACCTCATTGACCACGCAATACTCCGCAGTCTCGCATTGGCTTATCAAGTAAGCATCAACGCTATCTAGATCACAATCCATTATCATTCCCTATGGTTTCAAATGAATGAGTTCTCAGAAAATGCGTGGGTACTTTGGTAAACCAATCTAGTCTCCCCAATCTTCCTCTACACTCGAAGAACCCAGCACCTCCACCATTCCTGGCGCACTTGTCGAGCAGTGGGTAGTAAACATCTTCTGGTCTTACTAGGATAAACCCCTCCTCAACCTCAAAAGCTATCACTCTATCTACATCCGTAGGTATGCCCCACCCAATATTCCCAGCTACGTTTCTAAACTCGTAGTAGTGTATGTTCGGGTCTGCGTTGGCGTCGTTTCTTTTGTTTCTCTTTTTGCCCTTAACGTCTACCTTACCTATGGTAGTTAGAACGTCCCAATGCTCTTTCCTGTCTTCGGTTGGTGTTGCCACCCTAATGAATCTACTTCCCAATAGAGTGATGAACCTTGACTCCGCACTCATTCCCTCATTGTAAGATTTAGTGTATGACATTATCTGCGTAGATAAGATTCAGGCCCGATAGAACTAGGCTGGCTCTTTCTCATCCTCCGAATCACCGTACTCAACCGTCGTAGGATTAAAATAATACACCTCCGCAATCGGTAAGTCCATCTTTTCATTTACTAACTCCTTTAAAGTTTCCCAAAGTTTCTGTTCGATAACGCTGTCAGAATTATACGCACTCTCCAACAGCATATCCCCTATAGACTTAATGTCTACATTACCCAACTTTCCAGCCGACATCTCCCTAGCCAGGGTGATGGATGACCCAAAGTGGAACAACAACATCTGACCAAAACTAACCTCGCTCATTTCAACTCCTTCATCCTATGGAACAAAAACTTCGCGGACAAGAAAGCCTTGAAGTTCTCACTCAACTCTGGTTCTGCTGACCTGGCAGCCTCAAACATTCCAGTGGTCTTGTCGCACCTAAGAATGTAAGTAGCATCTACATGGCGACCCTTCATGTCCTCAACCGCTTTAGCGTAGGCAGCTACCTGTAGATAGTACTCTGGATATATTGCCCTTGATGTCTTCCAATCTATAACGCAATACTCCCCGTTTATCTCAGCGATAGCGTCCACTGTTCCAGCATACTTGTAACCACGATTGTATAACTTCTCTTCAGAAGATATCCAATTAACATCGTTCTCTTTAACCCACTCTCTGAAGGCATCCACAGCATTGATAACTCCTTCATTGGTTGGGTTGTCTGGTGCCTCCCCCTCCCCCAGCTTCCACTTGATAGCTTTCTCAAGCCACTCATGGGTAAGGTTGCCTATGTTTAAAGCATCACCAGACTTGGTTTTGTACGCCGCCTTCACACCCTTAATCAAAGCATCAAGACCCATACCCTTGGTATGGAACACCCCCTGACCCTCTGATGAGCTGGTGTCATCGTAGAACATGTTGCGCTCCAGCCAGGTTGCACCCATCTTCAAGGCCCACGGTACAAGAGCGGGTTTAGATATAATCCCCAGCACCTGAGTGGCGCTGGGGACTATAACGTCATCTGCTTTGTATGAATGTAACCGCTTGTCAAAAGCTAACTCGACAGACGGACCCTTGGCGTACTCAATCAACATCAGAAAGGAACGTCATCCGATACGCCAGCGGAAGAGCTACTCTTACCACTCCCGTTGTAAGGTGGCTGCAACTGGCCTGACAAATAGTTATTGCCAGCCTTAGAGACATTCTTCCAGATGGAAACAGAAATCTCTTCACCATTCCACAACGCTTTACCAGAATAGTCTGGACGCTTTTCATTACCTTCCTTATCATTTACAAACAGCATTATCGTGTTGTCTTTCATGTCCATAATTAAATCTCCTAATTTAGTTATTTGATTGCCCGACATGGGCATACACCATCGGTTTTGCATCTGCATCTTCCTGTACTAATTCTTTCCTCTGCTGCTTTAGCAGTATTGTTGCATAATCAATTATCTTTGTCAAGTCCCCTATGGGGTCGCCCTTCCTATTCCACCGTGAGGCGTACTTAACAATGTTCCCACTACAGAAGTCAAGGTCATTCATCTGTATGTATTCTATCGGCTGTATAACCATAGCCTCGTAGTGGCCCTTGTATTTATCTGGCGCTCTCATATCGAACAGACCCCCGACAAGCATTGTTCATCAGAGTTATCTTCAAAGATGACCCCACGCTTGCTATTAGCCTCCTCATAAGCTACTGACGTTATGGGTTGCCCACCGCGAGAGCCATCAGGGTACACGGTAAGGCCGCGCAATCCTGGCGCGTACTTACGCACTAACCTCTCAAACTCATTTACTCCGCTCTCGTTATTCAAGTCCGTACCCCACGCTGGCAGATTAAGTGTAGAACTTATAGCGTGATCTACATACTTCTGCAACTCAAACTGAAACTTAATCCTACGCTCTGGATCAGCCGCAAGATCAACCGCAGATTCAATATCTTCTGGCTTGATGCCTCTACTGATTAAGGCTTCGGCTGTGCCGTCAACCATAAACTGATGCTTCCATTTGGTCCCATCCGCAAGATAACGTCGCTTGTAAGCGACTGCGTAGATAGGCTCCACTCCAGAGGTGGTTCCCGCAAGGATCGATATAGTTCCTGTTGGGGCAATCGCTCGATATCCTTTAGGACGGTTGAGAAACAGTCTGTCACAGTGTTCATTAGCACTTCTTTCTGATTCATCCCTGTATACCTTTAACCATGATTTAAATTCGTCGCACATCCCGTACTTGTGTCCGCGTTGCAACAGCCACTCATGCACACCCATCAAACCCAAGCCAATGCGGGAGTTCTGCTGTCTAACCTTGTCTACTTTAGAGTAGGGTAGGTGGGCGCGTATCAATCCGCAAACTAAAAACTTAGAAGCTAGGGTTACTACATCTTTAAACTCGTCAATGGAATCAATGGCAGCCAGGTTGACACTGCCAAGATTACATACATCGCTATCATCTTCGCTAGTGATCTCAGTACAGGCATTCCTAAGTGTTTCATTTTCTTTTACTCCAAAGTTAAAGGAGAATCCAGGCTCTCCTGTCATTAATGCCTGTCTACAATTCTCAGTAAACACCTCAGACCCATTGCCGTTTAGCCATGCGTCATCATAATTAAGGCTTATGTTCATCATATCGAGTGGCGCATGGTAATTAAAATCAGCTTTCTTTACGTCAGATACAGACATGTTAGTGCCTGGAACTGTCATATCGTGCCAGTTTTTAATGTGTAAGAAATCCCACGCATCCTCATGCTGCCAGTTGAGGCTGCCATACAGGGCTGATCTGCGACTGCCACCCTGCATGACGTTCCTACCCACCTCGTTCAGGGTGTGTAGCAAAGGGATAGGCCCACTTGCCACGCCACCAGTTCGTCGCAACTGGCGACCAGATGGACGGCACAGAGATACATCCGCTCCTATGCCGCCACCCGTCATAAGGCATGACATGGCTCTCTCCGTAAGTCCAGCCCACGCTTCGCGTGAGTCTTCCTCAAGCCTCAACAGGTAGCAATTATTAAAGAATCTCGCATCGCGTCCAGCGTACCAGAGGTATCTACCTCCAGGCATGAACTTGAAATCGGAGATGTAATTCGCCAGTTGATCCCTGTCAGACTTAGACATGAGGTTATTCTTTTGACCATCCATGTCGCCGCACACATAATTAACTACCGTGTGCGCTCGATCTTCCCAAGATTCATACGCATTGCTGGCGTACTTGTGACGAAATACAGTCTCTCCTAACTCAGTTCTAAACGCTGTTGCCATACTCTTTCCTCCACTCTTCAATAGATTTCTTCTCTCGCTTCGCCATGAGAGCGTCATAGCCCTCTGGCGTAGCCCATGAAGCGGGTTGCTTCTGCTTGTTAAACGCCGCAGGGTGGTAAAGATATCTAGCAACACCAAATTTGACGGCTGAACGCTTAAATGCATCAGAGATTCCGCCCTTCGCCGCCTCGATGTTGCTGTCATCAGCACCATCAGCTTTGGTTACATACTTCCCACCAATGTTTATCGTAAGGTAGCACATCATACGACCACCAATAAAATCATACCGCTCTTCCCAACCATCTACCCCTACTGCTTGATCCAGCCTATCCATTACATCTCGCGCGGTGATGTACACCAGTTCACCACTACCACCTTGACCTCGACGCCATCTCAGCCTGTCAACAGGGAATGGTCGCTTTAGGTCGTGTTCAATTTTCTTCACTAATCTGTACCTCCTGGGTTGTGTATTAATTCATCTGCATCTGTGATTACTTCTTCGTGATAAGACCCATCCTCTTCTACCCACGCACGATACTTGCGCGTGATTAGTTCATGGCGTTCAATTATTGTAGGGTCATCCTTAGACCCTGCATCGAATGCCCTTCCGTATTTATTGGGTGAGAAAATAGCTTCCTCCAATTCACGGAACACAGAGAGTGGGGTGTTTCTAATTAT